ATACAGAATTGGAAGATCATACAGCGGATGAGAGCAGATATATGTGCATGAGCAGGCCTATATCGCCTGTTATAGCAAACAAGGCTATTGCGCAGGGAGATGATCCCCTTAATCAGAGAGTCCCGAAGCGCAAGAGTGTATACGTTGAGAGGAGCAGAATATGATTGACAGAAAAAGGAATCCCGAAGATGAGATGAACAGTGTTGCATTTGATAAGGGGTTGTATGGCGGAGACAACAATCCCGATTCAGCATTTCAGTATCAGCCTACTCCCGAAGGGATATCACAGTTAATAGATAACAGCAGACAGAATTCCCCTTATACGTCTGATGTTCCACAAGGGGCAGGAAACCCTAGCCTGCCTCAAACGAAGATAACAGAGGAGATGCTCCGAAAAGGAGATGAGATCCTCAAGAAATACAAGACAGGCAAGAAGAGCTACGAGGACAAGATTGTTAAGAATGAGCGTTGGTGGAAGATGCGTCATTGGGAAATGCTATCGAACGAAGATAATCGTGATGATCCGAAGCCTGCAAGCGGTTGGCTGTTTAACACTATCATATCTAAACATGCAGATTACATGGATTCATTCCCTACGGCGGACATTCTTCCCAGGGAAATGGGAGATGTAGAAGAGGCAAAGACTCTATCAAGTATCATTCCCGTAGTTTTAGAGCAGAACGAATACAAGAGCGTATATTCCGAGGAAGCGTGGTACAAGCTTAAGCACGGCACGGGAGTATACGGAATCTTTTGGGATAGCTCAAAGCTGAACGGACTTGGAGATATCAGCATACAGTCAATGGATATTCTTTCGATATATTGGGAACCTGGTGTCAAGGACATACAGGACTCAAGGAACCTCTTCACAGTGGAGCTTGTAGACAATGATGAGCTTGAGAAGAAGTATCCCCAGGTCGAAGGAAGGCTCAAGAAGTCAAGCGATACTGTCCTCAAGAAGTATTGGCATGACGATTCCATTGATACCACCAACAAATCGGCGGTTATTGACTGGTATTACCACAAGATGATCGGCAACAAGAAGACTCTTCAGTACATAAAGTACGTAGATGACATGGTTTTGTATGCCACAGAGGAAGATCCCGAATATGCAGAACGTGGTTTATACGATCATGCCAAGTATCCTTTTGTGTTCGATGTCCTGTTCCCCGAGGTAGATTCCCCTTGTGGCTTCGGATTTGTAGATGTATGCAAGAATCCGCAGACAACCATTGATATATACAACAATGCCTTTGAAAAGAACGTGCAGTTTGTGTGTCATCCGAGATATGTAGTCAGAAATGATGGCGGAATTAACGAAGAAGAGTTTAAGAATCCATCGAACGAGATAATACACACAGACGGAAATCTTGGAGAGGACAGCATGCGGCCTATAGATCCGCCTGTAATGATAAACGGAAACTATCTTAACCTTCTCGATCAGAAGGTAAATGAGATGAAAGAGACGGCAGGAAACAGAGATGCAACAACCGGCGGTACGCAGGCAGGAGTTACAGCTGCTTCAGCCATTGCAGCCATGCAGGAGAGTGCCGGAAAGACATCGAGAGATCAGATCTCGACATCCTATGTGGCATATAAGAAGGTAGTTGAGTTTGTTATCGAGCTTATCAGACAGTTTTATGACATGCCGAGGACTTTCCGCATTGTGGGAGAGCAGGGACAGATGGACTTCGCTACATATACGAATGCCGGACTACAGCCACAGTACCAGGGCAATGATTTTGGTGTAGATATGGGATATCGCACACCTGTATTCGATGTAGAAGTCAAGACGGAGAAGGAAAATGCCTACACGCAGCTGTCACAGAATGAGCTTGCGCTTGATTTTTACAACAGAGGATTCTTTAATCCGCAGTATTCCGACCAGGCCCTCGCATGCATTGACATGATGGAATTCAAGGGTAAGAGCATGTTGGTAGAAAAGATACAGGCAAACGGCAATCTATATCAGCAGTTGGTGGCTACACAGCAGTCACTGCTTCAGATGGCAGAGATGGTAGATCAGCTCACGGCACAGCAGGGAGAGCCTACACAGATGGCGGACCAGGTAGCTGACATGATAAATGGCGGTATGGCACAAAATGTTCCTCAAGGCGGTTCACAGCCTATAACAGGTAGCGGTGAGTCGGGTATTGTATCTAAAGCAAGAGAAAGGGCACAGGCCGTAACGAGTCCGAGATGACAACAGTAACATATTTCGACATGAATGATGAAATATCCATAGAGATAAGCGGACACGCAGGGTATGGCAAGAAGGGCGAAGATATCGTCTGTTCTGCCATATCTATGTTGTCACAGACGCTTATCGCTTATCTTGATGTGGATCATGAGAAGTTTTCATATTCCTTGAAGGATGGGTATGTATGGGCATACGCAAAGGGTATCAATGTAAGGGTAGCCTTTAATGTTATTATGACGGGATTCTATCTTTTGGAGAAGAATTATCCCGATCATATAACCCTTAAAAGGGGGTGTGCTATACAGCAGACATCATGATTGGTAAATTGAATGCATAAGGGTCGTGACCTACCACAGACAATGAAAGGAGCAGACTATGCCCAAACTTTTATTAAACCTTCAGCTTTTCGGAGAGGAAGGTTCGGCAGGAGAAGGGGATCTCGCCAATCCCACAGCAGAAGTTTCCGAAAGTGAAGGAGTAGCTACCAACACAGAGGGACAGCCGGTCGCAACGGCAGACGATGAGTGGGACACACTTATCAAAGGGAAGTTCAAAGATCAGTACGGCAAGGCAGTAAATGATGCTGTCAACAAGAGGTTCAAGAATCAGAAGGATCTTAAAGGTCAGATTGATGCTATCGATCCTATTATTAGGACTTTAGCACAGCAATATGGTATCCAGGCGGAAGCCAACGGGTCCATATCCATACAGGCACTGTCCGACAAGATACTCAATGACAATGCCCTTTATGAGAAGGAAGCATTTGAAAGAGGAATGTCGGTTGAAGATCTCAAGCGGATGAAGGCCCTTGAGAGAGAGAACGAACAGCTCAAGCGCAGTACGCAGCAGACGCAGGAACAGCGTGAATGGATGGAAATCGAACAGCAGGGAGAACAGCTTAAGGAAATGTATCCTTCCTTTGACATGGATACAGAGATGCTTAATCCCGAATTCGGCAAGAGTCTCGCATTCTTCAAGAACAGTGGACTATATCCCGATCCTGTACGCAGAGCCTATGAGCTTGTCCATAGGGATGAGATCATGAGCGGAGCAATGCAGTATGCGGTACAGCAGACACAGCAGAAGATCTCTAACAGTATTCAGTCCGGCATGTCACGTCCGCAGGAAAACGGATCAACACAGTCGGCAGCAGGAGCGCCTACAGCACTCGATCCAAGCAAACTTTCCTTACAGCAAATCGAAGAAATCAACAGAAGAGCTGCTCGGGGAGAGCGAATCACATTCTAATCCTCGGGCCATATAGAGGAGAGAATAATCATGGACAAATACTTACTTAACTTACAGCTTTTTGCTGATCCTAACACACAGACAACAGAGAAGAACGATACGGCAGGCGGCAATGATCTTTCGCCTACCATGAAGATCTACTACAGAACACAGCTTCTTGAGAATTCAAGGAATGAGCATTACTATGCACAGTTCGGTCAGAAGCAGCCTCTTCCGAAGGGAGAAGGTAAGAAGGTAGAGTGGAGAAAGTTTGATACTTTCGAGAAGGCACTCACTCCTTTGACAGAAGGTGTTACACCCGATGGACGTAACATCAACATGACCAGGCTTGAAGCAGAGATCCATCAGTATGGTGACTATGCTACTATCTCTGACAGACTTGAGCTTGAAGCAGTAGATCCTATCATCGCACTGACCACAGAGGAATTCGGTGCGCAGGCAGGAGATACCATTGATACGCTCACAAGAAACGAGGTTGTCACAGGTACTCATGTTATCTACGCAGGCGGCAAGCTTTCGAGAAGTGCTATCACATCTTCCGATAAGCTTACACCGACTCTTGTAGACCAGGCAGCTACACATCTGAAGAAGATGAAAGCTCCTACCATCAACGGAGATTATGTAGCAATCATTCATCCTTCGGTATCGTTTGACTTACGTGAAAGCTCTGATTGGCTTGACGTACATAAGTACGCACAGCCTGGTGAGATCTACAATGGTGAGATCGGTAAGCTGCACGGAGTACGTTTTGTTGAATCAACAGAGGCAAAGATCTTCACGGGTGGAGCAAGTGACACAAAGGTATACGGCACTGTATTCCTTGGTAAAGATGCATATGGTATCGTAGAGCCTTCAGCAGAATCTCTTGAGGTTATCGTTAAGCAGAGAGGCAGCGCAGGAACATCCGACCCTCTGAATCAGAGATCAACAGTCGGTTGGAAAGCAAGCCATGCTGCAAAGATCCTCTACCAGGAGAGACTTGTACGTGTCGAGAGTGGTTCATCTTACGGAGACGTTGACGATGAGAACTAAAGGAGATAACTATGGCTATAAAAAAGGATTCTGAAATTGAAAATGTAGTGGAAGAGAAGGTGGAGAAGAAAAAAACTCCCGATCCTTGGAAGCAGATGGTGACTGTCAGAGTAGACAAGGCACATGATGGCGGCCCGAATTACGAGACTGCAAGTGTAAACGGCAGGGTCTTCAAGATCAAGAGGGGTGTTAATGTTGATGTACCGGCTCCTATAGCCGAAGTCTTACAGCATAGCCTCGAGGCAAGGGAAGAAGCGGACACTTACATTGAGAGCAAGACAGAATAAGCTGCGTAAAGGGGTGAGTGTATGCTCGCCCCTTTTTATGAGGTAATTATGAAAGTTGCAGGAATGATTGAACAATACAATATGGAACGTCCGAACAGCGTTGAAGATTCCGTCAAAAGGGATTTTCTGCGTAAGTGTGAGGCGAATATCATTGAGAACGTTATTTTGCTTTACGAGCCGGCTATAGGAGAGAGAACAGAGGAAGAATGGCAGGAGTATCTTGATGAATTCGGATATGACACGGATATGATTCTATCAGAGCCTTTTGATGATCTCTATATCCATTATCTCGATCAGAGAATAGCGCTCAATAATAATGATACGAAGAGATATAACATTGCAACAAGGCTCTTCGACAATATGTTCCTGGCTTTCAAGCAGAAGTATAACAGAGAGCATTTCCCTAAACAGACAAGGAAGATGCTTATAAATCACGAGGTATTGTAATGTTTCTGCCCGAAGTAGAGGAAAACATAAATACACGGAATGTCATATCTCAATGGAGAGGATACAACCATAACTTCTCAATAGGAATGGGCGAATTCTATGACATGGAGAACATGACTTGCGAAGGATTCCCCATCATGATGGCAAGGGACGTAAGACCTACGCTTCTTAACGCTGTTCATATGTATAGAGGAATACTATACACAGACTCAACATTGGCATATCTTGACGGGAAT